GTCTCGCCCCAATCCCCCCCCCTGCCTCCGATCGGCTGTCATCTGGCGCTGTTCGATCCCGATCCCTTCCAGGCGCCGGGCGATCGGGGACAATCGGGCGCGATGCCGCACCCCGCATTCGGCGCCAGATACCGGCGGCTGAGGGCGATGATGCTTTCGCCGGGGGTGCCGTGCGCGCGCTGTCGCCGGCAGCTGGCCACCACCCTGGATCACGATCCGCCGCTGGCCATGCACGTCCACCGCGAGGGCGCCGGCTGCTGCCGGCTGATCCCCGCCTGCGAGGAGTGCAACCAGCGCGGCGGGCAGATGGTGGCCGACGGGACCTGGCGCCCCGGGGTCGAGCTCGCCGCGCTCGAGCCCGAGCCCGAGCGCGCCGGCCTGGCGCCCGGCGACCCGCGGTGGCGCGTGCCGTGGCTGGCCGAGCTGGGCTCAGACCCCAGCGGCACCTGGCCGCGGCTCATGTCGGTCCCCCACCCGCGGGCCGCCGGGTCGCTGGGCGCCGAATTCGCCGCCTGGGCCGAGCAGCGGTCGGGCCGGCCGCTGCGCTGGTGGCAGCGGCTGGTCGGCGCGCGGATGCTCGAGGTCGACGACCAGGGCGCGCTGGTGTGGGACACCGTCGTGCTGTCGACTGCGCGGCAGGTGGGCAAGTCGTGGCTGCTGCGCGAGCTCATGGCCTGGCGGATCAACCAGGGCGCCCGGTTCGGTGAGCCGCAGGACGTGCTGCACACCGGCAAGGATCTGGCGGTGTGCAAGGAGGTCCAGCGGCCGATGCGTATCTGGGCCAAGACCAAGCCGCGCGAATACCACGTCCGCGAGGTCAATGGCCAGGAGGAGATCGAGCGGCTGAAGGACGGGTCGCGCTGGATGGTCCGTGCCAAGGAGGCGGTCTACGGCTACTCGGTGTCGCTGGCCGCGGTCGACGAGGCGTGGAAGGTGACCGCGGCGGCGGTCGACGAGGGGCTGACCCCGACCATGGTCGAGCGCGAGCAGCCCCAGCTGGTGCTTGTGTCCACCGCGCACCGGCTGGGGACGAAGCTGATGCTCGAGCGCCGCCAGGTCGCGCTGGCCGGGCTGGAGGACCCCGGATCGGACCTGCTCATCGAATGGTCGGCGCCCGAGGGCTCAGAGCTCGAGGACGTGCAGGCGTGGCGCGCGGCGTCGCCGCACTGGACCATGCGCCGGCGCGACCTCATCGCCCGGCGCCTGCAGGCGCTGAGGACCGGCGAGATCCACGACCCCGACGAGCCCGACCCCGAGCAGTCCTTTCGCTCACAGTGGCTGAACCAGTGGCCGCGCAGGCTGGCCGAGCCCGAGGGGCCGACCGAGCCGCTGCTGGCCGCCGGCGTCTGGGACGCCCTGCGCGAGCATCCGGCGCCCGCCGGCGTCGGGCCGCTCTATGTGGCGGTGGAGGACGATTACGGGCTCGGCGCCGCCGTGGCCGCGGTCAGGCGCACCGCCGACGGCCGCCTCGAGCTGGACGGGTGGCTGCGTGCCGACTGGGACTCGGCGATGGCTGACCTCGAGCACCTGGCGACCATCGCACCGATTCGCACCGTGCTGGTCGGCGCCTCGCTGGCCGACCGCGCGCCGGCCAGGGCCAAGCCGTGCGGGTCGACGGAGACCCGCACGGGGCTGGCGCTGCTGCGCGACCTGGCGCTGGGCGGGCAGCTGGTCCACGAGACCGCGCCCGAGCTCGACGAGACGATGGCCGTCGCGATGGTGCGCGAGGCGCCGTCGGGGCTGTTCCTGCTGGCCAAGGGCCCCACCCATCTGGTCCGCGCGGTGGTGTGGGCGCTGCAGGCGGCGCACCGCCCGGCGCCGGTGCCGGCGATCCGTTAGCAGTTCTGTCGGACGGTGTTTGTAGGGTGCGCTCCCGTGCGCTGGCGATCGCTGCGGCCCCCGGACATCACGCCGAACCCCAACGATCCCGCCGACGTGCCGCCCGCCACCGTGGGGCCGCCCGCCGCGATACCAGGCGACCCCGACGGGCTGATCCTCGAGGGTGAGCTGCGCCCCGATCAGGGGCTGCCACCGATCTGGCCGTCGGCGTGGTCGGGGTGGCCGGCGGACTGGTGGCCGCCGGCGTGGGGCGGCCGGATCACCGAACTGACCGATACCGCCTGGGCGTGCCTGGACCTCAACTCCAGCGTGCTGGCCACCATGCCGCCCTACCTGGTCGGCGCCGCCGACAGCCTCGACACCGCGTGGCTGCGCAACCCCGACCCCGACGCCTACACATCCTGGGAGGAGTTCGCCAAACAGCTGTTCTGGGACTACCAGCTCGGCGAGGCGTTCGTGCTGGCCACCGCCTACTACGCCACCGGGCTGCCCGCCCGCTTTCATGTCGTGCCGCCGTGGGCGGTCAACGCCGAGCTGGTCGACGGGCTGCGCGCCTACAGCATCGGCGGGGTGGACATCACCCCCGACGTGCTGCACATCCGCTACGCCTCCAGCGTGGACGACGCGCGCGGCCACGGGCCGCTGGAGGCGGGGGCGGCCAGGCTGATCGCCGACCGCGTGCTGTCCAGGTATGCGTCGGGGTTCGCCGGGTCGGGCGGGGTGCCGACCTCGATCCTCACCCACCCCGAGGATCTCACCGCCGACCAGGCCTCCGAGCTCAAGGCCGAATGGGTGGCCGCCCGCCAGTCGGGCATCGGCGAGCCCGCGGTGCTGTCGGGCGGGATCACCTGGCAGGGGGTCCAGATCAGCCCCAAGGACATGGCGCTGGTCGAGCTCTCCCAGCTGACCGGCAGCCGCATCGCGGTGCTGCTCGGGGTGCCGCCGTTCCTGGTCGGGCTGCCATCGGGCGGGGACCCGATGACCTATCAGAACGTGCAGGCGCTGTTCGATTATCACTGGCGCGCCGGGCTGCGCCCCAAGGCCCAGAGTGTGACCAGCGCGCTGAGCGAATGGCTGCTGCCGCGCGGGACCGCGCTGGAGCTCAACCGCGACGCCTACATCCAGCCCGAGCCCGAATCCCGGGCCCGCACCGCGCAGATTCTCAACAACATCCGCGACGAGCAGGGTAACCCCGCGCTCACCGTCCCCGAGATCCGGGCCGCCGAGCGGCTCGGGATCGCCGGCGGGCTGGGCCCCGCGGCGCCGCAGCCCCAGGTGGTGATCCCCAATGAGTGACGACGACCAGCGGCCCGCCGGCGAGCTGCGCATCCGCGCCGCCGAGCTGCTCGAGGTCTCCTATCCCGAGCGCACCATCGAACTGGTGGTCATCCCCTACGACACTGAGGCCGTGGTCCCCTACGACGGCAGGATGGTCCGCGAGAGCGTGGCGCCCGGCGCGTTTGACGGGATCGAGCGCCGCGCCAACCGCATCCGCGTCAACCGCGACCACCGCCTCGAGCGCACCGTCGGCAGGGTCGCGTCGTTTCACCCGTCGCGCACCGAGGGGCTGGTGGCGAGGGTCCGCATCGCCCGCACCGAGCTCGGCGACGAGACGCTGGCGCTGGCCGACGACGACTGCCTGGACGCCTCCGCGGGCTTTTTGCCGATGCCCGGCGGCGAGCAATGGTCAGAGATGCGCCGGCGGGTGCGGATCACCAAGGCGTGGCTGGGGCACATCGCGATGACGCCCGACCCCGCCTATGAAGACGCCAGGGTCCTGGCGGTGCGCAGTCAGGCGCCGGGCGCCTCGAGCACACCGAATCTCGACCTGGTGCGTGGATGGCGTCTGAGCGATCGTGTAGCGTCCGATCCTGCACTCAGGCCGCTGAACTACCTGCCGTTGTAGACCGCTGGGCGGGCCGGCAGTTGCGGGGGACGCGGATGTAACTCGCGTCGAAGGGACCCCGCAATGAGCAGCACCGATGCCGTCCTGGCCCGCTTTACCGGCGAGGTCGAGGAGCGGACCAGGTTCATGGACACCCTGGTCGAGGCCGCCGAGAAGGAGGGCCGCGACCTCAATGAGCAGGAAATGGAGCTGCTGACCAAGACGCGCCAGCGCATCGGCGTGGTGCAGCAGCAGATCGAACCGCTGGCCGACGCCGCCCGCATCGCGTCGGAATCGCGCAACCGCACATCGGAGATCGCGCGGCTGTTCGCAGAGGCGCGCAACCCCGAGCTGGCCAAGCCATACGAATACCGCTCGGCCGGCGCGTACATCCTCGACTACTGGCGCGCGCGGATCGGCCAGGAGGACGCGGTCAACCGCATCGAGCTCTACAACCGCGCCGCCGCCCACCAGACCACCGCCGACAACCCCGGGCTGCTGCCCGAGCAGATCCTGGGGCCGGTGGTCAACTTCATCGACGCCGCCCGCCCGCTGGTCACCGCGCTGGCCCCCAGGCAGCTGCCGTCGGGCACCTGGTCAAGGCCGCGGGTCACCCAGCACACCCAGGTGGCCGAGCAGTCCGCCGAAAAGGCCGAGCTGGTCAGCCGCAAGATGATCCTGGGCAAGGTGCCGGTCAACGCAGTCACCTACGGCGGCTACGTCAACGTCAGCCGCCAGAACATCGACTGGTCCCAACCGTCGATCATGGACATCGTCATCAACGATCTCGCCGCGCAATACGCGATCGAGACCGAGAACGCCACCGCCGACGACACCAGCGCCGGCGCGACCGCGGGGCCGGTGCTGCCCGCCGACGCGACCGCCGACGACGTCGCCGCTGCGGTGTGGGCCGCCGCCGGCACCGTGTTCGCCGCGGTCAAGGGGCAGGGCCGGCTGGTGCTGGCCTGCTCGCCGGACATGCTCGGCGTCATCGGGCCACTGTTCGCGCCGATCAATCCCCAGAACGCCCAGTCGACCGGCTTTACCGCCGGCGGGTTCGGCGTCGGGGTGATGGGCGCGGTGTCGGGGATCACCGTGGTCTGCTCGGCCGGGCTTGACGCCGGGACCATCCTGGTGCTCTCGACCGCCGCGGTCGAGGTCTACGAGGACCGCATCGGCGCGCTGCAGGTGGTCGAGCCCTCGGTGCTCGGGGTGCAGGTCGCCTACGCCGGCTACTTCGCCAACCTGCTGCTCGAGGCGGGCGGCGTGGTCAAGATCACCAAGAGCGCGACATGAGCGACTGGTACGCGCCCAACCAGCAGGCCGTCCGCGGCGACGAATCGGGCCCGGCGGACGAGGGCAGCGGCGGATCTCTGGCCGCCGCACCCGCCGGGCCCGAGCCCGCCGCGGCGGACGACGGGCTGGACGCGATGACCAAGGACCAGCTGCTCGACGAGGCCGCGGCGCGCGGTGTTGACGTCAACGCCGCGATGACCAAAGATGAGATCAAGGCCGCGATTCGGGGGGGCTGATTCGTGGCCTACGCGACCGTGGAAGAGCTCGCTGCGGCGCTGCGGATCACGGTCACCACGGCAAACCAGGCAGGCCTGCAGGCCTGCCTGGACGCCGCGGCCATCGAGATCGACGACGCCGTGGACCGCGTCGAGGCGATCGACTCCGCCAACCCGCTGGCCAACCGGGTCAATCTCATCCGCGGCGTGGAATGGTGGAAGTCAAACGATGCGGCGTTCGGGATCATCGGCATGAGCGACACCGGCGCGCTCAGAGCCCCCAAGGACCCGTTTACCCGTCACGCCGCTGCGCTGCTGCCGCTGCGCGAACAATTCGGGGTCGCCTAGGTGGCCGGCACCGCACAGGGCGCCGTCACGCTCGCCGATGTGCGCGACCTGGCCGCCGCCGCGTTGGAACCCAGCGGCCCCGATGATCCGCCGGTGCTGGTCGACGTGGTCGATTCCCTGACGCCACCGGCGCTGATGCTGGTGTGGGGCGACCCGTGGCTGGCACCGGCGATCGGCAACCGGCCGACCATGGGTCCGTGCCTGTGGTCGGCCCGGTTGCAGGTGCTGTGCGTGGCCGCCCGCATCGAGCCGGGCCCCGGCATCCGGGTGCTCGAGGGACTGGTCGCCCATACCGTCGATCGGCTGGCCGCAGACCCCTACACCTGGCCCCTGGAGAACGTGTCCGCCCCGCGCGTCTTCGAGATCGCCGCCCTGTCCTATCTCGGCGCTCGCGTCACCTACCTGGTCCCCATCACCGTCTGAAAGGAACACCCGTGGCCACACCGCCGCCCGAGCCGCTGCCGCTCATCCTCACCAACGCCAGCCTGAAGATCAACGACCAGGAGCTGGCCTGCGTGACCAACCACCTTGAGCTGTCCCCCGACGTCTCGATCACCACCCTGGACACGTTCTGCGGGTCCAAGGACTACCCGGGGACGGTCAAGTGGTCGCTGGTCGCCACGCTGTATCAGTCCTTCGACCCCGGCGCCACCGAGGAGGTGCTGTCGACCGCCTACGCCGCCTACCAGGCCGACGGCACGCTGGCCGACTTCGAGATCGCCGGCTATCGCGACCAGGCCGCCGGCACGCTGACCAACCCGACCTGGTCGGGGCAGGTGATCCCGCAGCCCTACAGCCCGATCAACGGCGACGCCGGCGACGCCTCGACCGTCGACCTGGAGTGGTCGGTGTCCGGGGAGCCCGCGCGCACACCGGCGGTCACCGTCCCCGCCCCGTAGATGGCCTCCGACGGCATCGAGGTCCACGGCATCCCCGAGCTCGAGCGCGGCTCGCGGCGGCTGTTCGAGAACATCGACCAGGGCGCCGGCAGCGCGTTTCGGTCGGTGGCCGACCAGGTCGCGACCATGGTCCGCACGCGGGTGCCGCGCCGCAGCGGCCGGCTGGCGGCGAGCGTGCTGGCCGACCAGGCCGACGAGGGCGCGCTGGTCGGCCTGGGCGACGGGGTCCCCTATGCCGGCTGGATCGAATTCGGGGGCACCCGCGGGCGCCCCTACGTACCGAGCGGGCGCTACCTGTACCCCACCGCCCAGGACGCCGCGCCGCTGCTGCAGCGCGCCGGCGAGCAGGTCGCCCGCGATGAGATCAGGAGGATGGCATGGCCGACAGTAACGGGAGCCTGACCGGGTCGCCGGTGCTCACCGTCGAGATCGACCTGGTGGACCTCACCGTCAGGTTCACCCCGAGAGAGCTGCGGCTGATCCGCGAGCACACCGGCCGGTCGTATTCGGAGATCGTCGCCGACGACTCCAGCGATGACCGCTTCACCGTGATGGCGTGGCTGAAAGCAAGACGCGACGGCCACGACCTCGACTTCGAGGAGATGGAGGACGTGGTCATCTCGATCACCAACTCGGCGGTGGACCCTACGACCGTGCTGCGGGACGCAATCTCGCAGTCTTCTGCCGCTACTACCGGATGACGCCGCGCGAGGTCGACCAGCTCGACGCCGCCGAGCTGCGGGCGTTCTGGGACCTGCTCGAGACCGAGAACCGCGAGGCCGAGCGCCAGGCCCGCCGTGCCAGGAGGGGCCGCTAGGGCATGGCGAATCCGCGGATCGTCGTCGACTTCGTCGCCAACACCCGCGACCTGACCTCGGGGATGTCGACGGCGACCGGCGCCGCCGGCGGGCTCGGGTCCCGGTTCAAGCAGCTGGGCCGCGCGTCGCTGGCCGCCGCCGGCGCCGCCGGTGTCGGCGCGCTGGTCGCCACGTTCAAGACCGGAATCAGCGAGTTCACCGAGGCCAGCAAGGTCTCCGCGCAGACCGAGGCGGTCCTGAAGTCCACCGGCGGCGCGGCCGGGGTGAGCGCCAAGCAGGTCGCCAATCTGGCCAACTCGCTGATGAAAAAGACCGGCATCGACGACGAGGCGATCCAGTCGGGCGAGAACCTGCTGCTGACGTTCAAGAACGTCCAGAACCAGGCCGGCAAGGGCAACGACATCTTCAATCAGGCCACCAAGGTCATGACCGACATGTCGGTGGCGCTGGGCCAGGACATGAAAACGTCGGCCACCCAGCTCGGTAAGGCGCTCAACGATCCGGTCAAGGGCATCACCGCGCTGCAGCGCGTCGGCGTGACGTTCACCCAGGGCCAGAAGGATCAGATCAAGGCGCTGGTCGACTCGGGCAAGACGATGGACGCGCAGAAAATCATCCTCAAGGAGCTCAACAGCGAGTTCGGCGGGTCGGCGGAGGCGGCGGGCAAGACGCTGCCCGGTCAGCTGAACATCCTCAAGCAGCAGTTCTCCAACATGGCCGGCGAGCTCGTCGGGTCGCTGGTCCCCGCGTTCAGCACCCTGCTGGGGGTGTTCACCAAGGTGATGGGCGCGCTGGGCCCGTTCAAGGGCGCGCTGCCGGTCATCGTCGGTGCCATGGCCGCGCTGGCCGCGATCGTCATCACGGTGTCGGCGGCCACGGCGGCGTGGACGGCGATCACCGCGCTGGCGTCGGCGGCCACCGCGGTGTGGACCGCTGCGCAGTGGCTGCTCAACGCGGCGCTGCTGGCCAACCCGATCGCGCTGGTGGTGGTGGCGGTCGCCGCGCTGGTCGCCGCGTTCGTGGTCGCCTACAAGACCTCGGACACCTTCCGGGCGATCGTCGACGCCGCGTTCGACGCGGTGCTCAGCGTGGCCCAGACGCTGTTCAATTGGCTGAAGGCCAACTGGCCGCTGCTGCTGGGGATCATCACCGGCCCGATCGGGCTGGCCACCGTCGCGATCATCCGCAATTGGGACACCATTCAGAGCGGGGTGATGGCCGCCGTCAACGCCGTCCGCAGCGCGATCTCGAGCGCGTGGAGCGCGGTCAGATCGGCGACCACCGCGGCGTTTGACGCCGTCGAGGGCGCCGTCACCGGCGCCGTGTCGGCGGTGAAGACCGCGCTCAGTTCGATGGCCACCTGGGTGTCGGGGTTCGCGTCGGGGGTGCTGTCGACCGCCGTGCATCGCGTCGAGGACGTGTTCGACTTCATCGCCAACGGCGCCCGCGACGCCTACGCCGCCGTGCAGCGCAACCTCAACGGGATCGTCAACTTCATCGAGGGCATCGTGGAGAAGGTCGGCAACGCCGCCTCCAGCGTGGCCAACGCGATCAAACGGCCGATCAACGCGGTGCTGTCCGCGTGGAATGCCGTCGAGCTGCCGCGGGTCGCGATCAAGATTCCCTCGATCAAGATCGGCAAGAAGAAGATCGGCGGCGGCAGCTTCGGGTTCGGCCCGTTCCCCTTCCCCAACGTGCCGCTGCTGCAGCAGGGCGGCGTGATCGACCAGCCCACCCTGGCGATCGTCGGGGAGGGCCCCGGCCGCGAGATCGTCGCCCCCGAATCGCTGCTGCGCCAGATCATGGCCGAGCGCGCCGTGCAGGTCAGGGTGTTCATCGGCGACACCGAGCTCACCGACATGGTCCGCACCGAGATCGTCGACGCCAACACCGGGCTGGCCCGCTCGCTGCTGGCCGGGGGGCCCGCGTAGATGGCGCTCACCGCCACGGTGGAGCCGGTGGTCAAGAACGTTCGGCTGGACTACACCGCGCCGGCCACCGCGGTGTCGGTGACGTTCACTCGCACCGGGCCGTCCGGCACTCCGGCGGTGGTGCGTGGCTGGGATGACGAGGCGGTGGTCGGCGGCGCCAGCGTGATCGCCCGCGACTTCGAGGCGCCGATCGGGGTGCTGCTGACCTACACCGCCCAGGCCCGTAACGCCAGCGGCGCGGTGGTCGGCACCCAGACCGCCACCGTGACCATCCCGTCGGAGGGCTGCGACGACATCTGGCTGACCGATCTCGCCCGCGCGACCAACACCATCCGGGTGCTGATCGAGTCGCTGCCCGCGCTCGAGTATCCGGTACCGGCGACCGCGCACGACATCATCGCGCGCCGCGACCCGATCGTCGCCAGCGATATCGCGCACACCCCGTCGTTTGACCTGTCGTTTCTGACCGTCACCGATGCGCAGCGCCAGCAGGCAAGGGGCGCGCTTGGCAACGGCGTGCCCGTGCTGCTGCGCACGCCACCGGAGGACGGGATCGGCAACGTCTATTTCGCGGTGATGGGATTTCAGGAGCAGCGCATCGTGCCGGCGGGGACGGTCACCGATCGGCGGTTCGTGGTCAACGCGCGGCAGGTCACCCGGCCGGACCCCGAGCTCTACCAGCCGCTGGGGGTGGCCATCTACCAGCACGTCAAGGACACCTTCGCCACCTACGCGGTCCTCAAGGCCCAGCGCGTCAACTACGACGCCGTGCTCTACGACTGGTCAGACGCCGAGCCGTCCGACGTGATCCCCTGGCCCCCGAGCGACGTATGAGACCCGCGTCTGACCAGTTCCTGGCCTCGCTCCGCCGCAGCCATGTGATCGCCGCCGCCTGCCAGCTGATCTTTCCCGACGCCGCGAGCACCACGGTCGACGTGCCGGTCGAGAAAGGATCGGTGACCATCGACCGCACCGCGCAATCCCGCCGGCGCGGGACCGTCAGCATCCCATGGTCGCTGGAGGCCGGCCACGACCTCGACATCGACATCCGCACCCTTCCCCTGGGCGGCTACGCGCTGATACACCGCGGCCTGCGGTACGCCGACGGGTCCACCGAGCTGATGCTGCTCGGCCGGCTGCGCATCGAATCGGTGTCCTGGGGGACGCTGGACGCCTCCGCGTCGATCGAGCTGTCAGACCGCATGGCCCAGGTCCGCGACGAGCCGTTCACCGCCCCCTTCGCCGCCGTCGGCCTGACCCCCGCCGGCGCCGCGACGGCGATCGCCCAGCAGGTGTTCGGCGCGTCGATCGCCTATCACACCCCGTTCCAACCTGCCGGGATGCTGGGGGACATCACCTACTCGGGGCAGCGCACCGACGCGCTCACCGCGCTCGAGCAGTCCTGGGGCGCTGAGATCTACTTCGACGCCAACGGCGACTTCGTCTTCGACGAGAAACCGGGCGACACTGAGCCGGTGGTATGGACGGTCGACGCCGGCGAACTGGGCAACATGATCGACGCCCGCGAGAATCTCGACCGCACCGGCATCTACAATGGCGTGCTGGTCACCGGCCAGGCGCAGGCCGACCAGCCGCCGGTCACCGCGCTGGCCACCTTCGACGACCCCACCAGCCCGATCCGCTGGGGCGGCCCGTTCGGCAAAGTCGCGCTGCTGGCCGACTCCACCAGCACCACCACCACCGAGCAGGCCGCCGCCACCGCCCAGTCGCTGCTGCGCCTGCGCCTGAAGCAGACCCGCTCGCTCGAGCTCGCCGCGTCGCCGAATCCCGCGCTGGAGGCCGGCGACACCATGGAAGTGGTGTTCGCCGACGGCCGCACCGAGCATCACCTGATCGACGCCACCACCATCGACCTGGGCACCGACCGCCAGCCGATCATCACCCGCTCGCTGTTCACCCCCGGCGCGGTCGCCGCCATCGACGTGGCCCCCGACCGCCTGTACTACGGCCGCGAGGCGTGGCAGCAGGCCTCGCAGGCCAGGCTGGTGGCCGCGTGAGCATCCCCGCTACCCGCTCGCTGGAGGCGGTGCTGCGCACCGCGCTGGCCCCGGGAAACCCGCTGCGGGTCCTGGTCGGCATCTATGACGATATCCCCGCCCCCGATGACCGCTACGCCAACGTGGTGCTCGCCGGCGAGACGCTGACCGTCCCGAATCTCAACGGGGTGCCGCCCGGCGCGGCCGGCGATCCCGTGTACGTGCTGGCCGACAACAGCCGCATGTGGGTGCTCGGGACGGTCACGCCCACCGGATCGGCCGGGCCGCCCGGCCCCCAGGGCCCGCCCGGCCCGCAGGGACCGACGGGACCGCAGGGCCCCAAGGGCGACACCGGCGCCACGGGATCACAGGGCCCGCCCGGTGCCACCGGCGCGCAGGGCCCCAAGGGCGACACCGGCGCGCAGGGCCCCATCGGGCCATCCGGCGCCTCGACGTTCGTGTCCGGCAGCGGGGCGCCCGCCGCCGGGATCGGCGTGGACGGATCCATCTACCTCGACACCGCCACCGGCCGCATATGGGGGCCCAAGGCCAGTGGTGCCTGGCCTGGTGCCGCGTTCGCGCGCGCCATCCCGTTGAACCCCACCTACGCCCAACTCAGGACTGGATAGACATGGGAACCACACCGAATCTCGCGCTGCCCTATCCCGAGCTCACCGACCCCGCCGATGTTCCCGCCGATATCAAGCGGCTGGCCGACAAGCTGGACGCGCTGGTGCATCCGGCGCTGGTCACCGCGCTGCCGGGCAGCCCGGTCGATGGCCAGGAGTGCTACTACCAAGCCGACGCCGCCAACGGCGTCATCTGGCAATTGCGCTACCGCGCCGCTTCGGCCAGCACCTACAAATGGGAGTTCGTCGGCGGCCCCCCGTTCTACGGTTCGGACGACACCCCGTTCTCGACGGCGAGCACGACCTATATCGCGGTGTCACCGACGATGACGGTCCCGTTGGCCGGTGATTACGTGGTGCGCCAGGGCTGCCAGATCGACGCCTCGCTGGCCTCGGGGTGGCGCGGCCGGCTGTCATTCACCGGCAACGACGCCGACAGCACCTATGTCTCGGGCAACGCAGCCAACGCGAACCCCGACGCGGCACCCGCGGTCCGCGTGATGCGACGCACCCTGACGGCCACCAGCTACCAGCCACGGGTGCGCAGCGACGCCGGCAACGCCGTGAACTTCAACAACCGCTGGCTGGAATTCCAGCCCGTCAGGGTCGGCTAGCCGTGGCGGGTGGCGAAGTGCAGCACCGCGTCGACACCGTGGCCCAGCGACGCCCGCAGCCGGGCGGTGACCCGCTCGAGATCGGGCAGCCGCCAGCGGGCCACGTAGATGTCGTTGGGGGCCACCCGCCGCCAGAGCAGATAGCCGCGGCCGGCCATCGCCCGGCGGTAGGAGCGCTCACCAAACAGATTTTCGACGATGACCACCGCCGGGGCGTAGCGGTCGAGATCAAGGCCGGCGAGGACCTCGAGCTCCCAGCCCTCCACGTCAATGCTGACCACGTCGACATGCTCGAGCTCGGGGGCGTGGTCGGCCAGGATGGTGTCCAGGCGGCGCACGTCGACCTTGATCGTGCGGGTGTCCAGGTCGGCGCGCAGCGCGCGGTAGGCGGGCTTGACCGCCAGCGACGAGAACGCTTCGAAGGACACCGCGCCGCCCGCGTAGGTCTCACCGTGCGAATCGACGACCTGGAAATCGACGGCGTCGGCGTCGCGCTCGCCGCAGGCGTACTGCAGGATCTCGTGGCCGGCGGCGCGGTGCGCATCACAGAACACCGGATTGGGCTCGATCGCGATGACCCGCCACCCCCGCTCGCGGTACAGCGCGCCGATCGACAGAAAATCCGGGCCCGCCGCCCCGACATCGACCAGCACCCCGCCCGCCGCCGCGGCCGCGGCAAAGAAACGGTCGTGGACGATGCGGTCCACGCCACCCTCCCCCTGTGCGCGCATCGGCGCACCCTACCCCACCCCTGACATGGCCGACCATTACGCCCAGCTGACCCCCGCCGAACAGTGCTACTGGAATGCCTACACCCGCCTGCGCCAGCTCAGCGATTGGGAGGGGTTCACCGACGGCCAGGCGCAGGCCAAAGAGCAGGCGCGCGCGTGGCTGGTCAACCAGCGCCAGGAGATCTGGCGCTGCGCGGAGGGCAAGAAACCCGACCAGTGCAAACCGGGGTGGGAGATCAACCAGCGCCGCGAGCGCTACGAACAGCTCAAGGACGACAACCTCAACACGGGGTCGCCACGCAACCTGTGCCAGCTGCCCACCAACGGCGGCACCCCCACCGAAAAAGCCAAGATCTCCGAACGCGAGATGTGGTGGAACCAGGAATCGGTCGACGAGCAGACCAAGCAATGGCGCCAGGCCAACGCCGACTGGCTGACCAGCCGGCGCAAGCAGGTCTACTCGCTCATGCAATCAGACCCGTCGGGCAACACCCCGGCCGCCCGCTCGGCGCGCTACCAGAACCTCTCGATCGCCACCCGCTACGGCGACGCCTACACCAACTGGGCAAAGACGCACGACACCACCACCGGCGCCGCCAAGACCTCGAGCGCCACGGGCGCCCGCTCGCGCTGCAAACAGTGGCTGGACAGCTACATCGGGGTGCACGAGAACCCCGACGGCTCAAACCGCGGCTCGCCGCAACCCTCGACCTGGCAGAAACGGGTCTACGGCACCGACGGGGTGCCCTGGTGCGCCTGCTTCGCCGTCTGCTCGGCGTGGGACAACGGCGTCACCGGGCAGGGGACCGCCGGCGTGGCCAACAACGTCCAGCTGGCCAAGCAGGGCAAGGGCATCTACAAGGGGTGGACCAACGACCCGTCCAAGGTGCACGCCGGCGACCACGCCTTCATCGGCTCAGACCACACCGGCGTCATTTACGACCCCGACACCGCCACCACCGTCGAGGGCAATACCTCGGATCAGTCGGCGTGGAACGGCGGCACCGTGGCCAAGAAGAAGCGCGGCTGGGGCTACTGGTCGGCGGGCTTTGGCATCGTGGATTTCGATGAATGAGCCGATCGCGCCTTTCCTGATCCTGCTCGGGGTCATTGCCGTGGCCGGGATCGCCGCGGGCGTCGTCCTCGCCCTCAGCGGCTACTCGTCCGGTGGCGCCTTCGCGGTCGCCTCGGCCTGCGTCGGCGTGCTCGGCACGCTGGCCACCGAGCACGTGGTCGCGCGCCGTCCTCCCGACAAATGAGTGCGAGCGGTGGATCTGGAAGCTGTGGGAGCGTTCCTGTCCGGGGTCGGCGCCGTGCTCGGGGCCGGGGTGGGGATTCGCCTGCTGGTTCGGCGGATGGACAAACAGTGCGAGCTGCGGCTGGAAACTTTCCGCGAGGGGTTGAAACACGGTGAGGCTTCCCATTCTGGTTATGGCCCTCTCGCTGATCCTGGCCGGGGGAGCGGGGTTCCTGACGGCACAGGCGATCAGCCAGGGCGGACCGACCAAGACCGTGACGATTGACGTCGGCACAGGCCAGACCGGACCACCGGGACCCAAGGGCGACCAGGGCGAACGAGGACCGGCAGGCCCCAAGGGCGACACCGGACCGCAAGGACCGCCGGGCGGGATCCAGTGCCCCACGGGCTACACGCTCATTAACCTCGTCATTAACCACCCCGGCGGCCAGACCACGATCCTGACCTGCGAGAAGGACTGACCATGAGCGAACAGGGCTCCGACGACCAGATGACCCCTGAGCAGCGCGCCGAGCTCGAGCAGCGCACCGACCTCGAGCAGGCGATGGTGGTCGAGGAGGAGCGCCGCACCGCCGCCGCACCCGACGACGGCGAGGGCTAGGCGGCGCGTGCCTCCTCGTCGTCGTCGTCGTCGGGGATCAGCGCGGTGATGCGCACCCCGAACGCCGTCGCCAGCGCGTAGAGATTGGACCAGGACGGCGCGTTCTCCCCGCGCTCCCACCGGCTGACGTAGTTGGCGTTGACCGGGCGGGGCAGCCGGTCGGCCAATGTCTGCTGTGACCATCCGCGCTTGTGGCGTAGCGCGCGGATTCGAGCGCCCACCGCGAGCGGATCAAGTCCTGGCATCCAGAGGTAGATGCTCCATGACGCGGCATGTTGCGTACAGAGCATCATTTGGGTAGGCATCCGCTGTTGAGCATAGCCCGCCCGCGTCGCTGCTGGAGGCATGCGGCGCGGCGAGCCGGACAACAGCCGTCGGCGCCCGGTGCACATATTGGATGCATTGGGGGTGCGCCGAACCGACCGGCACCTAACGGGGGCCAGGAGGTACGGGGATGGGTGTCACCCCCCAGCCGGATGACGGCATGACCTACCGCGAGCTGAGCGCACTGGACGCCCGCAATATGCGTGGTGGCGCGTGGCATAGGACACGAACTGCAATGGTCGGCGGGCGTGTCCTATGGCAGGTTGGCCGCGTGTACGCCGAGGACGTCGACAGCATCATCAAACGCGACATCGGCGCACGCATTCGCGCTCAGCGCGAGCACGTTCGCCGCAGCCAGGAGGACATCGCCCACAGCCTGGAGATTTCCCAGCACGAGATCAGCCGCTGGGAGACCGGCGCCGTGCGCCCCAGCGGGCGCAATCTCAAGCGCCTGGCCGACGAGCTCGGCTGCCACTGGACGGTCCTGGCCTACGGTGTCGACATGAGCGGGACGCCATGCTGAGCGTCCTGGCCGCCGTCGCGGTCGCCGGCGTGCTCTATCTGGTGTGGAGCGATCGCCGCTGGCGTCGTGAGCAGGCGCGCTGGCTGGCCGAACGCGACCGCTTCGACCGCCTCGCTGCCGGTAACGGCCAGGATGCCATGTGGCAGTGGCCGCGACAGCCGGTCGACCACTACGACCACCCCGAGCCCGACGAGCTCGTGCCATGAGCGCCCGTCCCCCCAGACGCGGAGGCCGCCATGGCATTGGTCGCATCGCTGGTCGCGCTGGTCGTCGGCCACCACCACGACGGCTGCCGGACCGACGCGTGCGAACGCCGGGTCGACCGTAAAGAACACCTAAAGACCGTCCGCAAATGGCGGCGAGTCGCGCATCCCTTTAGGTGGTGGCTGGCGCGCGTGCGCTTCTGCGAATCGCGCAATGACTACGGCGCGATCGACCCCACCGGCACCTACACCGGCGCCTACCAGTTCGACGACCAGACATGGGCGTCGGTGGGCGGCACCACCGCCCGCGCGATGTACGCCGAGCCCGCCGAGCAGGACTACCGCGCCGTCATGCTGCGCATCGAGCGGGGCGTCAGGCCGTGGCCGGTGTGCGGATGACCCCGAGCCTCGACGCGGCCAACAACCAGCGCCGCGCCGCGCGGCGGGTTCTCGGCGAGCTCGTCGCCGGCCGCCTGTCGCTCGAGCGCGCGCTGGCCCACCCGGCGCTGCACGGGCTCACCGTCGCCCGGGTGATCCAGACGCTGCCGGGCTGGGGCCCCTACCGCACCGCCGAGCTGCTGGCCGACGCTGAGCCATGGGCGATCTCGCCGAATCGCCGCTGCGGTGACCTGACGCTGCGCCAATGCCGGATGCTGGGGCGACTGGTTGACCGGTGAGCTGGGTGCGCCTTGACGATGGCGTCTACGACCACCCCAAGCTGCTGGCGGTCTCGCCGCGCACGCGCTGGGTGTGGGTGGCCGGGCTGGCCTGGTCGAGCCGCTACCGCCAGGACGGGCTGGTGCCGCGGGGGGCGCTTCACCCGCTGCAGGGCACCCCGCGCGACGCCGCCGGCCTGGTCGCCGCCGGGCTGTGGCTGCCCGACCCCGAGGCCGGCGGCTGGCGCATCCACGACTACGGCCAGTACCAGCCGATGAACGGCGAGCTGTCGCGCAAGCGATCGGAGGCCGGCCGAAAGGGGGCCCAGGCGAGATGGCACGTGTGATGGCAAATGCCATGGCAAACGCATCGGCAAACCGCTGGCAAGCGATGGCATCGCGCGCGTACGCGCGCGCGCGGTCCCGTTCCCGTTCCCATATACCACCACCACCACTGGTCGCGCGCGCGTGCGGAGGCTTGACGCGATGACCAGGGCGAGCGAGCTGCGGGAGGCCTGCGACCACGGCGATGAGGTCGTGATCGAGCGCCTGGGGTGGCGCGCGGTGCTCGAGGCGCTGCGGATGTGGCCGCGACGCATGACGTGGACCGACCTGGCTCCCTACGCGATCGCGCTGGGCGATGAGGACCCCGAGGCGATCGTGGCCGCCGTGCGCGGACTGGCCTCAAGCGAGTACCGCCCGTCGGCCAGCCAGGTCTTCGCCGCGCTGGAGGCGCGGCCCGCGCAGCCCGACTCGGGGCGTATCCGACCCCCTCGCCCCGATCGGGCTGCGCATACCTACGTCGCCGTGCGGATGGCCGCCGCCGCCGGCGAGCCGATCTGCGACTGCCATCCGCGCCTGGCCGATCTGCTCATCGACCGCGACGGCGTGCTGCGCTGCCCGGCCTGCCGCGGCCTGGAGGTCGGCCAGTACGACGGCGCGCTCGCCGAGCTCGACGAATCCGCGGAAAGTGCATGATGAGCGGCTATCGTTCCCGCAGTAATCGGCCCCGCGACGTGTCAGCGTCCGGGGCCACGGCCAACGACTGGATTGGAGTCGCCAGCAATGCCAGCCTACCCCTCGCCGACCAGGCGATACCCCTCGCCCTCGCCGCCCGGACGCTGCGTGAGGCCATGAGGGACAAGACCTATCAGCAGACGCCGATCGGCACCATGGTGCGCCGCTACATCCGCTGGATGCGCAACGAGTACGGCGCCACCGCGGCCACGGTGCGCGACTACGAGGCGATCCTGGCGCGGATGGCGCTGACCCTGGCCGACCGCGACCCGGTCGAGGTCGACGCCGAGGACCTGCGCGACGTCATCGACCTGTGGGCGGCGCGCTCGGCCAGGACCCGCCAGAAGGTGACCAGCGTCATCCGCTCGTTCTGGGCCTGGATGGAGGAACAGGGCCATCTGGCGATCTCCCCGGCGGCGCGCATCCGCCGCCCCAAGGCCGAGCGCAAGGTCGCGCGCCCGCTGGCGTCAAACGCGCGCACCCGGCTGCTGGACGCCGCCCGCGTCCCCCGCGACCGCCTCGGGCTGTGGTGCCTGCTCGGGCTCGGCTTCCGGCGCGAGGAACTCGCCGGGGTCCAGTCCCGTGACTTCGACCCCGACGCCGGGACGGTGATCCTCTACGGCAAGGGGGCCAAGGAGCGCCGGCTGCCGGTGATGGGGCCGGTGCTCGACGAGCTGCGTCTGTACCTGGCCGCCGACCTGCCGCACGTCGGCCGGCCGCCCGAACCGGATGACTACCTGCTCTACCCGGTCGACCACCGCGCCACCGGCAAGGGCCCCGAGGGCCAGCTGCGCCACACGCGCACCGGGCGCCCCAAGGACCGCCCGAGCTCGCAGGCGGTGCACCGCTGGTACTACCGCATCGTGGCCGCCGCCGGCCTGGTCCCGCGCGGCGCCACCAGTGGCCTGAACATGCACCAGGCCCGCCACCTGTTCGCCATGGAGATGCGCCGCGCCGCGGGCCTTGACATCGCCTCGCAGATGCTCGGGCACTCCGACGTGTCCACCACCCTTGGTATCTACGGTCACGTGGACGAGGACGAGCTGCGCGACGGGATGAGCGCCTACCTGGCCTGGCTGGACGGCGAGGACCAGCGATGAACCGCCGCGAATACGACGAGCTGCTCGAGGTGCTGGGCATCGTCGCCGCCGACATCGCCGCCGAGCTGACGCTCGAGCAGCGCCTGCGCCTGGCCCACAACATCCGGCTGCGGGCGTTCATCGAGGACGACGACGGGCTAGCGATGCTCGACCGGATCGCCACCACGCTGGAGTGCCACGGGCTGTCCATGGACAGCGACAAACTCGACGACTGAAAACACCGAAACGTTCCTCCTGAAAACAGCCTCGGAAATGCGTGATTTGCAGGGGAAAAGTGGAGACGGCGGGAATCGAACCCGCGCAACGTTCCTGCTGACCGTCGACGGTCGGCGTACGCGGCTCGATCAGGCCGACATCCCGCGGCTGATGACGCTGGTCGACATGCTCTCGCGCATGGCGCACACCGTGCCGCTGGTCATCGAGCCCGAGGAATGCTGAGCGTGGAGATCCACCCGGACGGCGGGCTGACGATCGAGGCCACCGAGCGCGAGCTGCGCGACCTGGCCAGTTATCTGCTGCGCGCCGCGCTGCGCGGCGAGACCGAGCCCGCCTTCGTCACCGAGCAGGGCGCCACCAGCATCCGCGTGCTAAGGACCGACTTAGGCGATGAGTGAACACCCAATGGCTCACGGCGAGCGGGGTGGCACCCCGGTCGAACGCCCCGCAGGCGAATCGAGTTACGGCGCCTGCGGGGCACCCTCTTGCACGATGGCGTGGACAGCGACCGTCCGTGTCCTTGAGACCGAGGTTGAGCGGCTGCGGGAGTCGCTGCGTCTGATCGCGGAGTACGACGGCACCGCGGCGAACGCCGACATGGTGCACATCGCACGCGATGCCCTGGCCGGAAAGCGAGCGTGACGCAATGGCTGATATGAGGCGTGACGACGAACCGGCCGTGAGGGCCGAACGCTGGACCGCCAGCCGTTTCATCGAGGTAACGCGCGGCGGCCATCGCCTCGACGTGACCGACGACGTGCTGGCGCTGGACGAGGAAAAGAACCGGCTGCGCGCGCTGCTCAAGCAGGCGCATGACCGCGACAAGTGGCAGGGCGAGTTCCCGACCATCGCCTGGTACGACGAGGTTGCCCGCTACTTCAAAGGGCAGCCGCCGAACGTCACCGAGCACGCCTCCTAGCGGCCCTTATGTCTACGCTCATACGAGCGAACAGCGAGCTACCTCGAGCCGATGACCAGCAGCACGGTGAACGCAGCGAGCGCGGTCACCACCGCCAGGATCACCAGCCCGGTCACACCCAGCGATGATGGCACCGCGCGAGGGTGAGCTGACCTACTACGACCGGGCCGGCTGGGCGTGGTCGGCGTTCTTCCGCATCACCGATCAGTGGTTCATCCTCACGCTCGAGGACGGCGAGCAGATGATCGTCGACCGGGCCGAGCTGTTCGCCGCGCTGTTCGGGTTCCATCCCGCCGATGTGATAAGGCAGACCGATGGCCAGACAGACACCCAGGCCGCGGGCTAAGTCCACGGCCAAGGGAACCCGCAAGCTGCCGGCGTCGGCGTTCGCCTACCCCAAGACCAGGCAGTATCCGATCAACACACGCAAGCGGGCGCGGGCTGCGCTGTCACGTGCCGCACAGCCGGGCACCAGCGGCAGCTGGTCTAAGGTCGCCGCCGCTGTGCGCCGCCGCTACCCGGGGATGGCGGTCGGCAAGTCGGCACCGACGGGGCGCAGCACCCGCAAGCGGTGAGCGCGCGCCCTGCCTGTGCCTGGCGGGGGCGGGGCGGGGTATGCCCTGCCTACCCCCCCGGGGGGGGTGGGGGGGTGCCTCGACGTTGGTGCGATCGTCACGCCGCCGTTGTGTTGCGCGCGCGAGCATCACGCGATTTTTTGCGGGCGGACTGCCGGTGAC